CACCAGGTTGTTGAATGGAAGCCACTCTCTCTGAATAAATTTCTGGTACTCTTCGGCTGTCATGGGTAGCTTGTCGGTTTCGCCTGCCTTTGTCCTGGCCTCGTACTCCTGAGCCTTCTGGAGCTTCGCGTCGATACCTTCTGGCTTGAGTTTTTCGGCAGCGTCGCGGCTGTCTTCCTCAAACTGTCGGGCCGATGGCTTCAGGGCGCGGGCAATCTTGTAGAGCTTGATCTTGTCGGCGTCAGCGAGCGACGAGAACTTGGCAGCACTCAGCACCATATAGGCCGAGTGTATCATCTTGACTGAGATAGTTACCTTTTTCATCGCTTACTCCTCCCCTGCGTTAGTTCCTTCAATCTGCTCCATAATCTCATCCATAGCATCAAGGGTGTCGAAGTAATCCTGACGACTCATCTCCGATAGGCTATAAGTTGCAGGGTCTTTCGTCCCATTGATAGTAAAATTACCATAAAGCATGGTATAATTACCTTCCTCATCCTTATGGTAACAATTACCACGAATCAAAATTACCTTTCGTGAGGGGTCTTGCAGCGTTGCATCACCCTTAACCAATAGAGTGTCCTCAGAATTGGTGTAGTCGAACTTCTTTCTGATTTCCGATGTCTCAAAAACTAATTTTCCCATAATCTAATACTTTTATAAGTTAAACAATCTTCTTCTCTTCCATACCGAAATAGTCTATAACGTAGTTGATGACGTTATTAACATCCTTTCGGTTCTCTCTCTTAACATCGCTCACCGACACCTTGACCTTACCATCTGAGGTTGTCAGGGCAAACGAAGCGATATAGTCGCCCGGATTACCATCGCCATTGACATAACATCTGCCCTGCACGCTGATGACCTTATCCGTCAGCTCATCCTTAGCAAGCTCTACGACCACATACATCTTATCAATCAGTGTATATGTTGAGGTCGTCACCTTCTGTACTTCCTTAATTACTGCTGCCATAATTATAGATATTTAGCGTTAATAATTAGTGCGACTGAAAGGATAGTCACGACCACCACTAACAGCCATACAACGTCCCATTTACTGCGCTCCTTATAGGGCGCTCCCTGCTGTGTCCCTGCGCCATCATCAAGATGGTCGTTAGTCACTTCATGATTAATTTCTTCCTTCATAACTATATTTTATGTTAAGTTACTATTCAAGTGGCGCTTCCGCATCCTCTATCTGCTGCCATGAGCTCGGCTCAACACCACTTCCATTGCCGCCTGCGCCTATCCAATAGGTAAGGCTCGTATTACGGGTGATATTGACCGTCTGCCCAGCGAAGCTGTAATCACTCTGAGCCCCTACTACGCAACTGCCTAAGTTGATTGATGTAACCACCTGTCCCGTAGAGGCAGGTGAAGCGCTTGGCGACGTGGTTGTGACGATATACACGGTTACATTACTGATGTTCTGCGTCGAGGTGAGGTTGTTAAACACCATAGCATAAAATTCCACAGATGTACCCGCAAGATTCCATGCTGCTGACACGAAGTACTCGATGGTCTGCGTGTTAGGCTTCAGCGTGATATTAATGGGCGATATAACACCCGCTGACATATAGAGCTGTTCGTTGTTTGTTTCGTAATATATAAAAGGTATAAAGCTCCAATTACCCGTCATGTCATAATCAATACTTACATTAATTGACACACTACCCGTCAATCCGATGGTATTACTTGATATTGCTATCACGTAGTTACCCGTCTCACGCCATAATAGTAGCCCCATGCGCATACTACTCATAGGTATACCACCGATGGTAAAATCCTTCAGCGTCAAGTTACGCTCGTCGATAGGTGCATCATAGTCAATCTGTAAGGTCTGCCCCTGTCGGTCGACCCACACGATAGCCCCATCCTGCACGCTGCACGTCCCGATAGCCATCTCTGCGTTGTTATCGTTCTCTGCAAAGTCCTGCAGACGGAAAGGCTGATTGATAGTTCCCTGCGGGCGAAGGTAACGCCAAGACAATTCCCCATTCTTCAGCTTATATAGGAAGCTATTAGGATTAGAAATCAAGCCTGCCGACGTGAACGTTACTATGTCAAGCCCGCATTTTCCATCCGAACCCTTCCACCATGTAGCTGATGATAACCACTTATTGTTGGTTCTGTCAAACTGCCCTGTGATGGTGTCGTTACCATACAGGCGTACTGGCTTATACTTAGAATTACGATTGTATATACCATTAAGGATAATTGTAGCCAAATCATCCGAGTTGTTATAAAACGCCTTCTGTGCGTCGCCAATCCCTACGGGTGCCCTTGTTATTCCGTTGCTATAACTCATTTTTTTCCTCCTTTTCTATGCTATATTAAGTCTCATTTTTAATTCTCTATTTTCTCGCTCAAGGGCGATGATGCGCTGCTCATGGTCTACGAGCTTACGGCTGTTGCTGATAGATGCTACAAGGGCGGCTCTGCTGTCAGCAAAGGACAGAAAGCCCTTGCGGGTAGTGTGGACACTTTCGGGCAGTATTCTCTGCCAATCCTGAGCGATAGAGCCGACCTGCAATCCATCTTCAGGGCGGTCTTTCCAAGTGTAGCGGATAATCCGCATAGACGCTATCTGTTCGATGGGCAGACCATCCATATACTCCACTACATCCTTCTTCCTGATGTCAGACAGAGCGGACACATAGCCCTCCGATTCGAGGTTAGCCACTGAGGTGTTACCCGCTCCTAGGGTGCCGTTAACATGTAGTTTGTAGTTAGGTGAAGTAGTACCGATGCCGACGTTACCGCCATAGGCAATACTGAGATAGTAATTGAGAGTTGAGCTACTTGTGGATGATGTGCCTCTTATACCTAATCCGCTTGAATATGCAGTTAGACCCCACATACCATTATTGTTGCCTGTTGCAGCGGTACAGCGGAAGAAGATAGACGAGTAGCCTCCTGAGTCATGTATGCGGATGCCTTGCGCATAGCCACTCTCACCTGTGATGTTGAGTACTCCTGCATCAATGGTCAATCTGCCCGAAAGTGTGCCACCTGTAAGAGGAAGGAATTGCCCATTAGCCCAAGTCTGTGAAGCTAATAGTGTCTTATCTGCCGTTGCAGATGACGAACCGGGATAATAGACAACATTTCCTGATGTATCAAATCCGAAACTTCCCAACATTCCGTTAGAATTTGAAAACCTGATAACAGAAACCTTTGTGTCTGCCCTATTGACTGTCAACGCACCACCAAAGCTGGCATTTGTAAGCGTACCACCACTCAAAGGTAGATAGTTCCCCGATGCGCCACCACCGACCGAGATATTACCCGTGCCGTAGATGGATTCGCCATTAATCGTCTTAACGTTGGCGGTTGTGAGGATGTTAGCATTGCCCCATTTTAGTGTGCCGTTTGACTTACCTAAGAGGGTGAATTCTGTGCCATACATGTCGCGTGCGAATATACCGAAGTCGCCTGCCTGATTGCCCGCGTCCGCCGACCTGAAGTAAGCGCCTGCGCCATCCTTGTTTTCCCAATCCCAACCAATGTCAATATTAGTTCCGATTGGCATACCAGTGGCGTACTCTGTAAGTTTGATACCGAACTTACGATTGTTATAACCCGCAAAAAACAAATCGCCCGTCAACGTACCACCTGTAAGAGGCAGGTAGTTACCCACGATGCTTGCTGATTCGTTGACCCACTTCTGCGAGGTCGCATCATATACGAGTATCTGTCCGTCTGCGAGGTTGTTGAGAGCCACATCACCCATGTTGGCGAGCGTGAGCGAAACGCTGCCACCACCGCTATTGCCGAGTGCAGAAAGATACTGCTCCGTCCAAAAGCCGAACATGGCCTCGATGCTGGTGATGGTCGAGTCCATGTCGTTGGGGTCAATATCGGTCTGCTGGCCGTTCTCTGTGCCGTGGGCCTGAAACAGCCTGGCGAAAAACTCAATGCTAACGAAATTTTCTTCGACCCATGATTGCTGAGCAAAGCCAGAAAGAAAGGAAGGGTCGAAGTTTCCGCCACCACCACCAACAACGCTTTCGCCGTCGATCATTCTTTGTATTGTATCTCTGCTTAACGACTTCATAATTCAAGTAATGTTAATAATGTTACATCGTCGCGCCACTCATGGCCAAAGGCTATCGGGAAGAGGGTTGTACCATCAAGCGACACCTTTTTCTCTGGTGATATGCTGCCGACATTGGTACCATTGGATAGAACTTCAACGGCCAACCTTCGCTTTGCAGTTGCCCAGAATGCTGTCACGCGGTCTGCCACGTGCTGCTCATGGAACTGAAGCGTAGAACTGCCATTGTGAGACAGTGCGCCCATTCGTGACCCGTCAGCATTCAGAAGTACACCATAGCCGAAATTCATGTCGTTATCGCTGGCATAGATACAATCTGCATTGAAATCTTCACGCACATTGTTGCCGTTTGTCGATTTGTACTCACGAATATCCTTCCTGGTTGAACGTGTGATGCTTGATGGGAGATTCACGACCCTGTACGACTGGAATGAGAACTTCACGTTGAAGTCTGTAATATCGAAACTTTTCTCTCCGCTGATGGCATCAATATCATCGCTACCAAGCAAGTCTATGAAGAGTTTACCAAATAGCCCGTTATCTATATGTATTGAGTTGTTGATACCTGAGAAAGAACCAGACGACACAATGTTTCTGAAGATAGAATCGGCATTACCGATAGTCAATTTGATTGTTGACACGGTGCTACTCCATGTACGGCCATTGAACCACGATGCACTATTCCTGTCTTTTCCGATTCCGAGTCTTACATACATGGTCTTCGTACCAATCTCGTGACCTATCATTGTGCTCTCGTCATCATAAGCCTGAAACTCTTCACCTTGGCGGTAAATCTGGCCATTGAAGGACATGTAACCATTTGAGAAACTATGCTCATAGATGGACTCCATAGATGCAAACGTATTTCCATTGTATGACTTTAGAATCCTTATCACAGGCATTTCTGTTCCATTAGGGTCTCTCAGTGAATCATTCACACGCATCACATTAAATGATGCCTTGCCTGATTCAGCTGAGCCGTTCATAAATGAATCGGAATATGAAAGAAGGTCGTTGGTGTATGCCACATATTTCCCGCTTGGCATAGGTGATGCGTCACCCCACCCTTGATTTTCCATCTTTTCGACGAGTGCGCTTTCGCCAAAGTCTACAATCTCTTCATTGGCACCATTTCCGTCTGCCTTTACGGTTGCCTTATTCGGTCCGCGCTGACGATAGTCATTCTGGTTGGTAGACGCGAAGATGTCGCCACTCAGTGTCACGGTTGGGAATGAACCTCCAGTAGTGCCTGCACTCGTACCGCCGGCCATCGTTGTGAGCTGTGCGCGTGTGAGTGTCAGGAACTGTTGCTCATCAGGATCGTCGGCGCATGTCAGATAGAGTATAGTACCAAATGTGCGGGCCGTCCACCCCCAGAATCGGCACATATCTTCGAGGCACTGATATAGGTTGTAACGAGCAGAAGGGCTTCCGTCATTGTTCTTGCTGACAAAGTTCTGCCAGTCGATACATTTCAGAAGCCAACTCTGTGCATCGGTGTTACCCTGAATCTTGATGGTTGTGATACTTATAGTAGGAATAGACGAAACAATGTAGTTCAGCAGATAGGCGAAGTTCTGAATCAAGGTTTGCTGATAGTTGATGTCGGTGCCTTCCAGAATGGTAAGCGCACACTGCACGGGGAACTCGCGCTCTTGCGGGTTGCCGTAAAGCGTGCCGCTGAAGTTTTGAGCTTGCATGAATCCCTGCCATACGATGTTACCACCTCCGTCTGTCAGTGTCACAGGGCGGTCGGTGTCGGTCATGGGCAACAGGTCCTTCCAGTTGAAAGCCGTTGTGCCATCGGCTGCATAGCCATCATCCACGATGCGCAGATAGCCTGATTGTGTTCGGATAGGAATGAAGCCGTCTTCATCATCGGCTTCCTTAGTATAGAATGGTTGCGTTCCACCTTTCAGCGGTATTGGGTTTCCGCTGTAGGTGGAGTCGTATATGTTCACTTTGTAGAGTGTGTTGCTACGGAGCGAACGGAATGGTATCGTCCAATGTACTGCCATAGTTGTCTTTTATATATCGGCAACTTTATCCGTCCAGGTTTACTCATGTAAGCGGTCCGCTACCCTTGAATATTACAGAACCTTTTCCCAACGAACCTTCTGCCCCTTGGATATCGGCCTGCTGACAGATAGCCGTGCCATATTTGCGTACGCCGCCGATTACGACTGATATGGTGTAGGTCTGTCTCACCTTCAGCAGTCCTTCGAATGGTGCACCAGAAGTCACTAAGTGGTTAAGGCTGATATCCCATTCATCCCGTCCAGCAATATATTCCTTTGAGGTGTTCTGCGTGGATGAAGCCTTCTCCAATAGGTCACACTTTAAACTGACCGAGCACGACTTTGCGGCTGCGATGATGGGTGAGTTTCCAGTGCTGCCGCTATAGATTAAGATGTTTTTGCCTAATACTACTGCCATAACGTTTCTTGATTATAAGTTCTTACCAAACAAAAGTTCTCCGCGCCCTGTGCGCATTCCCCAGCGGTCTATCATCAGAACGACGTCCTCACCCTTCAGTACGCCTACGATCCGACCTGCGCCGTTACCGCCGTTGCCCTGAAGGTTATGTGCCAGCGTGGATTGCTGGGCTTTGTTAAGCACGATTTCCCCGGCATTAAGTCCTATCAAACCGCCATCAGGTCCCATTGCCATGAGGTTATCACCAGAGTATGAGTTGCCCTTAATCTCACCACCATTGGCGTAGCCGGTCAGTGAGTGGATGGTGCTGATGGTTGTAGCCATTGCAGCCGTACCAGCTGCAAGGTATGCAATCCATCCATAAGGACCAAGACTTGATGAAGTGACAGCGGCCTGCGAGAATCCGAGGGCTATGTTAGCGATAGCAGAGAGAACCGTACCAGCGGCCTTTGCTCCTGGATCGTCAATACTTGCAAGAGCATTACCGAGATTAGCAGCAGATTGTGCCGCAAGGTCGAAGGCTTCCTGTTGTTGTTTGGTCACTTCTGCCATCTTCCTCATTGATTCATTATACGGGTTAAAATTTTTTGTGAACTTGGTGAGGTTGGTCAATTCGTCATCAATGCCTTCCAATCCACTTCTGATGTCGCCCGTGTAGGCCGTCCACGCATCGGATGGCCCCATGATATCCTCTGGCTTGATGTTGGCATTCAGCGACTTGGCGAGAATCTTATCGAAGTCACCTATTGACGGTGTGGATGTACGACCGCCACGACTGCCACCACCTCCACCTCCAGAGCCTTGTCTGCCATTAAGTACGCGAACGAGCTGGCGGTCAACCTGTGCTATCTCGTTACTTGTGCGCTCTGCCTGTGCGCCGAGTGCTTGCAAGTCTTTCAGTTCTGTATCCTTCAGGCGACGGAGAGCATCACCGAGTTTTTCCTGTACGCTACCAGGTACGGCTTTCTCATAAGAACCGCCACCTCCGAACATGCCACCGCCATAGTAAACGGTCTCAGTGCCAGACAAAGGAAGATTCTTTAACGACTGATAGCTGCCATAGCTGCCACTGAGGGCCTTGGTGAGATCATCGGCACTGACACCACGTTGGGCTGCTACCTCGGCCACCTTTTTCAGATAGGCCTCTTTCTCCAGCTTCTTGCGCTCTTCGAGTTCCTTCTTATATGCCTCACCAGCGGCTCTCACCGTTTCTTTGGTACCTTTGCCTTCCCGATAGTCAACGATGCTCTCTGTCATACCAGTGCGCGTCTTTTCGACGTTGATCTGGTTGAAGGCGTTGTAGGTGTTCAGGTCGTCGAGGGCATTGTAAGCGTCACGGGCTGCTTGTGTTATCTGGCCGATACGCTGAAGAAAACCGCTAATATCTCCCGTGTTCAGAGAGTCGAGGAATCCTTTGTAAATACTTTCCGATGATTCAACGATACGACCCCATTCATCAAGGCTCTGCTCATTGGCGAAGAAGGCATCCTTTGCCACGTCGAGAGCGGCACTGGTTGCAGCCACACCAGCAGAAAAGAGTTTTATGGCATCAATATTGATGGTGAACTTCTCTTTGAGTTGGCCGAGGAACCCGCCAGTGTTGTTAATACTGTCGCCGATGTTTTTCAGTTCGGAATTGCCATCCTGTATGCGGCCTTTCAGGGTTGTAATCGATTCAGCCAACGCCTTGCCGAATGGAGAGTTTTTCTCTTCATCGGTCAGCTTGTTATATTGTACGCTGAGTTCGGTGAAAGCCTTGGTCATCTCGTTGATGGAGCCTCTGGTGTCCTTGCTGATCGTATCCATCCGGCCCAAGGATTTCACGAAATCAAGGGTTTCGTCTTCTACCACCGACAGGGTGCCGCCAACCTTGCGACATCCCTCTGCGTAGGCTTGCAAGCCTTGCGCGGCTCGCTTGATCTTGGAATCGTATTCGGTCGAATCGACCTTGAGTTTAAGTATTGATTCTGCCATAATGGGGTCTTTTTATTGCAAACAGCTTATGGTCGTGGGTTTACTTCTTCAGATAGTTGTCGATGGCCTGTTTGCGGTTCTGACCGTCGGCTCGGTAGCTGACATGCACCCAATACGTGCCTTTCGAATCGTGCTCCCAGATAAGCTGGTCGAACTCACAATGCGCCTTGATCCATGCGAACCACTTCTTGCCCTTCTGGATGTCACCACCGATGCAGAGGTCTGCCGCCTCACCATTCAGGTGCTGCGAGTTTCGCACACCGCCAACGGCATTGTTTAACGTCTGACAGCGGAATCCACTGCTGATAGGTATCGGCTCCATCATCGCCTTGCGCAATGGTTGTAGTACCATGTGTACTAATGCGCACAGCGCACACACCTCCTGTGTGGATGGTTCGTTCTTGATGCCTCGCGCCTTTGCAGTCGCGCTGGCGGTCATCTCTTCGAGGGTGAAGTTTTTCGAGATTCGGATCATAATGTATCGTTTTTCAGGTTCGATGTCATGCCTGGCGGGGGCGACTCTTGCGGTTCTGATCGCCCAATGCGGCCAAATCCATCACCTTGCGGAGTTTACAATCGGGCACAACGCAGGTCATAGACATGATGCCCTTCAATAGACTCTGTAAGCGTGATATGTCAACACGAAGCTGAGACCGCTCCTTTTCGGATTCGGTCTTCAACTCATAGAACATCTTGGTTAGTTTTTCGACTTTTTCGCGCAGTTCGTCGCGGTCCTGTTTGTAGAAGTCGCGCTCCTGTCTGAGCCCTTCCACCTTGTTGCGAGCGTCTTCCAGATACTCGTTGGCATCGTTCAGCATCTGTTTGTAGAGTCCCTGCATCTCCTTGGCCGCGCCGATCTCTGCCGACTCTGCCTCGGCCTTGGCCTTTTTCTTCTGGTACCGCCATGTGAAGAAGGCTCCAGCACTACCACTGACAAACAGGCCAATGAACGAAATGATTGTTTCAAATGTAATTTCCATTTTTCGATATTTTATAAATCTATAAAACCACGAAAAACGGTTGTGGGTTTACCGTGCTTTTCAAAGAAAAAAAGAGCCAGGGAAGAATTAATATATTAAAACTAAAAAAAAGGAAGTAATTTGTTCCCTGGCTCAAAAAAAACACTTTGTATTGTCGCTGGCCCTCACGGGCGTTTTCCTTATCACGTCGGTGAACAATCTCTGCGATGTCCTCGCCGACAAACACGATGATGACAAAACAGCAGTATCGCCACCGCGCACGTTATCACTATTCCTTTCATCATAGATTATTTCCTCCATAGATTTACTTGGGCACCGACACCCACGTAGATGTCGGGCTTGCGATTGATAACTCCATAGCCTGCACCCGCCTGAATGCCAACGGTGATCAGTGGCGACGGCTTCACGATGGTCTTCGTCACGGTCTCGGTTATCGTCGGCAGTCTGAGGTCGATGCTGTCAAGGTTCGGCTCGTAGCCGCTCACCCACGCCGTATAGAGCGAGTCTTCATACCGCTTCTGATAGATGGGCACGGGAATGTCTATCGAGTCGTGAATCGTGTCGTACTTGAATTCGGGGTATGGGATGCGCAGATATACCACGCGCCCCGTGTTGATCGTTTCCGCTGGAAGCGGCTGATAGATGGTGGTGTCGCGCCAGATGGTGTCGCGCTCGATGACAATTGATGGTGTGCGCTGATTGAAGAAGAGTACCAGCGCGGTTACTGCTAATATGAATAGCAGTGCTTCGATGATGTAGATGGTCTTACTCATATTTCATACATTCTAAGTTCTTTCATTTTCCATTTGCGGGCTTTCAGTCGCTCCAGGCGTGCGCCTCGGCTGTCGCGCCAGTCGTTGCCAACCATAAAGATGGCATCGCATTGGCGCAACAGCCGCAGATCGTACCAGAGCGTCAGCCTGTAGCCCAGCAGCCGATAAAGCCACGGGTGGCGGGCAATGATGGTGCGGGCGGGGTTCACGACGCTGTAGCCCTCCCACGTCAGGGTCGCATCGCACTCCGCAAACCGCTGCCGCCATGTGTCAGGCGTGAGGCCCGACATCTTTCCAGAGAGATATACTTTCATTATTTCTCGATTTTTGATTCTGATAGATTAAAACAATACAGCGCGTCGATGAGGGCGTGGACCGGATCGACCTTCTGCGTGGGTGTCGCCTTCAACACCTTGCGATTTCCGTCGCGGCTCTCTTCGATCACTGCGTTCCCGAAGCACCACGGCCACAGCGGACTCTCCGAAAAGTAGAGCCACGGCTTGGGCGACAGCATCATGTGCTCAAGGTCGGCAATCAGGCCGTTAAATACCATGAACGTCTGCGCCACGCTCACCACCATCTGCTCGATGGTCGCGCCGTCGATGCCGAGCGATTGCAACCACGCCTTCAGGGTGTTGATGGGCTGTTTCGACTGCGCGGGGTCGTACCCGAAATAGGTCATGTTGATGCCCTGCTGATTCTTCACCATCAGGTCGTTGATGGCATAGTCGGGGTTGAACACCTCACCAGGGCACACCTTCAGCCATCCCTGCTCAATCCACTGCTCATACAGCGGGCGGTTGGGCGAATCCTTCATGGTCGATTCAAGCACCCACGCCTCGCAGTCTGCAAAGAAACGGCCCTCCATCGTGTTGCTCGGTTTGTAGTCAACACTCAGATAGCAGATGGCGAAAAGGTCGTCTCCATGACTGAAGTCGAGACCAACGAACGTCTGCCACCCGTCTTTATAGAGATAGTCGGTCATGCGTTTCGGTCGCTGCAATGGGCGCACACGGTCGCCCTTGATCCAGTGTGTGATTTTGCCCGTCTGATAGACGTTGAACAACTTGGCCACGCACTCGGCGAATTTCTGACCGCCTTCGTTGCGTGCTTTCTCCATCTCGCGCTCGTAGAAGTCATATTGCACAACCAAACCAAGCATCGGATTGATTTTCCGTCGCATGGCGTGCGAGGTCAACAGGTACTGCTCATCCTCGCGCTCGTATTCGTCAGGCTCCAACAGCAGACACATAGTGCCGTCGTTGGTCAGCGTGGGTTGCATCGTTCCGGCCTCGTACTCATGTTCGTAGAGTAGCATATTGTGGAGCACATCCAACTTCTCGATGAATGGCCCCGTGGTGATGGTGCCCGCCGTGGTGGTGCCGAATGTGAGCGGCTGTCGGCGTTGTCCCATTGACGACTGGCAGACGTTGATGTGCGCCAGCATGTCGCTCTTGCCGTTAATATATGGCGAACTACCCAATTCGTCCCAGTCGAGCAATTCAGTATTGGTACCATCAGGAGCCTTACCGCCACCCGTCAACGGCATCACCTTCGAGTTACGCACGTCGCGCTGGAACATCTCGCGCCACTCCACAATCGTCTTGGTCATGCGGAAGCGGTCAATGCCGTCCTGATCTTTCGACACCTGGCCGAGCATGAACTTGGTGCGCGAGAAGAGGATGTCGCTCTGGTCTTTCGTCATCGCCAGCGAATAAATCTCGCTATTGAAGTCGCCAAACAGGAAGAATATCACCTGAATGTAGGCCGATAGTCCCGTCTTGTCAATCTTACGGGGGCCATACATGATGAACTCGTTGATGAGTCGGCGGAAGTCCCAGATGTAACCGTCGCGCTCACGTTCTGATGACAGCAGCTCAGCCTTCGTGCCCGCTTCGACGTGGGTGTTGAACCACGCCATGAAGCCGAACACAGAGGCCAAGACGAATATCTGGAACGGTTGCCAGCGATACACCTTTGCGCCGCTCGTGCTGGGCAGCTTCAGACCGCCAGACACGTATCGCCACATCTTGCCATCGCGCTGCCATGTGCCCTCGCGGAGCTTGATGACAAAGCGCACAAACTTGGCGTTGAAGTTGTACGTCTGGAACATGCGCAGGAACTTGGCACCGCACAGCACCTCCCATCGGTTGTGGCGGTCGTTCTCGTCGCCAAACTCCACGCTCACGTTGGTGGTCAGGTCGTCGAAGTATTCAGCCAGCCGGTAGTCGATGTCGTTCAGTTCCTTGCGTATCTCAGCCATGTATCGTTTTCGCAACAGGTCGATGTCGCGCTGCTTGGCGATCTGTGAATCTTTCAGTTTTTCACTCATAGTCATTTACATTTCTGGCACGTCGTTCATCGTGCCCTGTACCTCAATAATTCGGCTCATCAGTCCGTCCTTCTGAGCATTCACGCCCTTCTTCGTATCCTCTTTGACTTTCGACGGGGTGGTCGAGTAGTTCAGTCCCAGGGCCTCGAATTGCATCAGCAGCGTGCGCTGCAACTTGTCGTAGTGCGGCAGCAGGGGGTGCGCCTCGAACTTCTTCTGTCCCGTGGAGCCGTCGTTCCAGCCGACCAACTTGCGCTGGCCGTTGCACAGCTCGTCCTGAATCTGGTCAAGCATCACCTCATTCATGGCCGTTGCCCTCACCTGTGGCACCAGCCACGCCTCCATCTTTGCGCCCGTGCGGGCCTCAATCATTTTGCGCAGCTCCAGTTCGTAAGCGTGCTCCGTCTTTTGTTTTGCCATACGTCAATCCTCCTTTTGTTTAAATCGTTCAAACTCTGCCTGAGTCATTATCTGTTCGCCGCAGCCACAGCGCACGGCAATCATCATGTCCTCCTCTGCCTCGTACCATTCACCATCACTTGCACGATAAGGGCTGCCCTTCGGCACGTTCAGCACTTCATTGAAATGGTGAATCCAAACGTTCTCGTTTTTAAGAAAAGCACGGAAGCCGTCGGATAGTCCGTGCCTCAGTTCGTCGCAAGCCTCCGTCAAGTCACTGACCTCGCTTATCTTCTGCTCCATCAGCCTTGCAGCACCATTCACGAAGCACCGCACAACAACATCCACTTGCATCTCTATCAATTTCGGGTCGTGACGCATTCTCTCAACAGATTCCTCCGTGATATGGTGGTTATACCCACACTCCTTGCAACTCATCTCATACGGCATCCACGACACCGACACGCTAATGTGTCTGGCTTTCGGTCGCCCCTTCTCGTCGTATATCGTCTGCCATCCTATGCTGGCACACAATAGTATTGCTTTGTTCATAGTTCCTTAAATCGTTGTAATTTTGAATTAAAATCCCCGATTCGTAGGTTTTCTACAAATCGGGGTGCTCAAATGTGAAAGTTTCACGTTTACAGCTTCAGTCCGTCGGCGGTCGGCTCAATCTTGTCGCCCGTCGAAGGGTCTTTGCTTGATGGGTAGGGGTTCTCGGCGTTCAGTCGCTTCAAGTCCATGCCCAGCCACATGACAGCCTCCTGAAGTTTCGTGATGCAGATGCTTCGCTCACGGCTCGGTGGCAGGTTCTTCAATTCCTGAATCTTTTCGTCCAGGTCTTTTCTCAGTTGCTTGTTCGCAACAATTTCTTGTGTTCTATCCATAATTTAAAAATATTAAACCCGATTTTCGGGTGTTTTTCGCTTAATATGTAAATAAATGGAGAAATAAGCAGGTTTGCGGTCTGCTTGATTCTCTCTTTGCTTATTCCTTTGGCCTTGTCGGTCGTGCAGGGGGATCGTCGGTCACCGTCCAGCGGCCGTCGTAGTCCTCGCAGAGCCATTGGCCTTCGTGAGCCTTGACGTAGCGGCCTTGCTCGTCCCAGTCGTAAAGCAGATAGCACAGCGTGCCATCCGCCTCCTTGTGACACGAATACACGCAGGGGAGTCGCATCAGGTCGGTGACGTGATGGCCTACGTGGATGGCTTGTTTCACTTTCTCAAACATTTTTGTCGTTTTTATGGGTTTAACTTTTTCGATGTCTGATGGCTGAGGGATGATGTCAGAGGTCGAAGAGTGATGCCTGTACCTCGTCGTAGTTATACACCAGCAACTCTTGTTTGCGTCGGAGAGTAGTGCGGCAATTATTGGCGACGGTCATCATCGAGTCGATGGCGACTACCTTCCAACCGAACTTGTTCACCGACTCACGCAGTTGGTCGTTCCAGAAGTGCGAAAGGATGAACTTGCCCTTTAACATCGAGAGCGTTGTCAGCAGAATGTCGAAGTCCTCAGATGTGAAGCCTCTGTAGTGCTGCTGCTGACATCCGACATACGGAGGGTCGAGATAGAAAAACGTATCGGCCGAGTCCCTTTGCTCGATGACTGTCACGGCATCCCTGCAGGATATTTGCACCGTCGCCAGTCGGTTGTGCAGAGCCTCGGTGAATGTCGTGCGCTTGGCCTCCAGCATACGAGGTGTCGAAGCCGCATTATCCCACTTCCATCCGCAGTTAGGCGACGCGCTGTAACTCATGTTACACATCACCCACACCGACCAAGCCACATCCAAGTCCGACACATCTGCCGCCTTGTGTTCACCCCTTCCGTAAAAGATGCGCCGCGCCCGAAGCCATTCCGACTCCGAGCAAAGCGTCTGTTGCACCTTCGCCTGCAGGCTGTCAAAATTGTCAACTACCTGGCGATAAAATGTTATCAGTCTTTCGTCGTGGTCGTTGATGACCTCCACCTTCGACGGCCACTTGCTGAAGAAAACGGCACCACCGCCGAAGTATGGCTCGCAATATATCTTGTGTGGTGGCATCATGCTTAATATCTGCTTGCACAGACGCTGCTTTCCTCCGTAGTATGTTATCGGGGTTTTCATAATTCGTTTAATTAGTGGTCTATCTTATCCCCTCAAAGTATTCGCCAAGAGGATCATCCTTCACGTAGTTGGGCAGTGCCTCGGTAATGTCCGCCAGGCACTGCGCTTTAATCTGTTTAAGTTCGTCGAAGGCGGTCATAATGTTAAGTGAAGAATTAGAGGTCTTTCACCTTGTCGTAGCACAATGTCTCCTACCATTAATTCGTCTAATTTCATACGCAATCCTTTCCGTGTCGTTTAATGTAGTTGGGCGTCTGCGCTTCCATTCCTTGTCGAAATCCTTGATGAATTGCTCGATGTCCTTCTTGAAGTCGGCAAACAGTTCGTCGTTCTTGTTAACAGGATAGAATTGGTGCAAGTCCCAACTCTTTTGATAGTCCTCATGGTCGTACACGTCCATGATCGTCACGTAGATGCTTATCTCAGGTTCTCGCACGACACCGCCGAATATCGCGCCGCTGTCATGCAACAGATGCACATACACCGCCATCTTTCCTGCCGCTTTTTTCTGAAGGCTTTGAATCTTCGTCAGATACGCCAGCATTTGTTCGCGGGTACAATCGCCGTACTCGTTCATAATCTCTTTCTTCGTCATAGTTCCTTACCATTTGATTGATTTCTTGCGTTTCAGCGTCTTGCCGCATACTTCGCAGTATATTTCCGTTATTCGCACCTTCACCGTGTGCCAGCGTTTCTTCGAGCGTCCCTTGTTGGTCGTTCTGA